TGCAAAACAAGCACAAGGTAGAGTAATGTCACAAAAGGATTCAGCATATGGTTCGGTTTGGAAATTTAAAGAAGAAGGATATCAATAAAAAATAAAGGAAATGGCAGAAATTACATATTACATATACCACATACCAGGTAAAAAAATAGGAGTATCTAAAAATGTGAAAGGAAGAATACAAAAGCAAGGATATACTATGGAAGAGGTAGAGGTATTGGAAGAACACACAAATATACATAGAGTATCTCTAAGAGAGCAAGAGTTACAAAAGGAGTATGGATATAAAATCGATAGAGTACCATATTGGAAAAGTTACGAAATAGGTACTACAAAACTTCATAGAAAGTTTACAAAAAATGATATGGCTAAGGGTGGTAAAATTGTTGGTAAACGTAATGTAGAATCAGGACATATACAAAGAATTGCTATAGCAAGAAGAACACCAATAAAACAATACACTAAGAGTGGAGAGTTTATAAAAGAATTTATAAGTCAAGCAGAAGCAGTTAAAGAATTAAACCTTAACTTAGGTAATCTAAATGAAGTTCTTAAAGGTAAACGAAAATCTGCTGGTGGCTTCGTATTTAAATATAAAGAAGAATTAGCTTGTTAAAATAACATAAGAAAACACAATATGCCATTTGAAAAAGGAAACAAGCTAGGAAAGGGAAGACCAAAAGGAAGGACAAATCGTTCTACTGAAATGGCTAAACTTACTTTAGCTAGATTAGCAGATAAAGGGTTAAACAACATTAACGAAGATATAGAAGAAATTCGTAAGAACAATCCAGCCGAAGCAGCAAAGTTGTATATTAAATTATTAGAATTTGTTGTTCCTAAATTAAAGGCAATTGACATGACGGTAGATGCAGAAGTAAATACTAGAATAGACAAAATAACTGTTGAAATTAAAAATAATAAAAATGAGCAAGAAAGCAAATAAAACTAAAGAAGAGCCAATAGCAAATAAACCATTAGGTGTTGTATTTGGACATAAAGTAGAAGATATGAAAGTATCTATTAAACAATTCGAAAAGGATGGCTTAGAACCTTTTATCGTTACATGGCCAAGATATGAAAACGAATTCGAAGGTTATACACCACATATTCAGAAAACACCTGAGAATCAAGGAATGGATTGTATTAACTTATTACATCATTCAGCAGACTTTTTGTTTAAGCTAATCGATGCATATTACTCTGATAGAGTTATTGGTAAGATAGCAAATCATCATACTAAACCAACTATATGGGATTTTGAATTACTAAAAGGACAGTGGAAAGATTTATTTGATTTCAATCCTAATTTAAAAGTAAATGCAGATGAGCTAATTAACAAACGATACGAGACCCTATATGGAATTGAAGATATCAACTTCTAAGACATTCTTAGACCTTCTTAATGATGATAGAATAGCTATACTACAAGGTGGTACTCGTAGTGGTAAGAGTTACTCTGCTATTCAATATCTAATTACAAAGGCAATAGAAGAGGATAGTATCGCTATCTCTATTGTAAGAAAGTCTTTCCCCTCTTTAAGAATATCTGCTCTTAGAGACTTTAAAAACATTTTAAAAGGTTGGGATATATGGAATGAGGATAATTGGTATGCTAGTGAAAATAGCTATACCTTTGATAATGGAAGCTCAATTGAATTCTTATCCGTACAAGATTCGGAAAGAAGAAAAGGTACAAAAAGAAATTACCTTTTTATTGATGAGGCAAATGAACTTAATTATGAGGACTACTTCCAGCTATCCATTCGTACAACCGATAAAATCATATTAGCATATAACCCATCATTCCCTACTAATCATTGGATATTCTCACAAGTGCTTACACATCCAGAAGCTACAAGGTATATAACTACCTATAAGGATAATCCATTTTTAGATGATACATTAGTAAGAGAGATAGAGCGATTGCAAACTACCTCACCAACTTATTGGAAAGTTTATGGATTAGGGCTAGAAGGAGTAGTAGAAGGATTAATCTTTGATAACGTAGAAGTTGTTGATATGATACCTGAAGAATCAGAGCTAATGGGATATGGGATTGACTTTGGCTATACGAATGACCCAACTGCTTTAGTTGCACTTTGGAAAACACCAGATGGCATTCTATTTGATGAGATTGTATATATGAAGAACTTACTATCCAATCAAATCGCAAACTTCATTAAAGCCGCTTATAATCAATGGGGTAAAAAAGAAGTAATAGCAGATTCCTCTGACCCACGTCTAATCGAAGAAATCTTTAGAAACGGAATTAACATTAAACCTGCGGTAAAAGGACCTGATAGTATATTAGCTGGTATTGATACAATGAAGCAATATAAAATATTCATTACAAAGAAATCACAAAATGTAATAGATGAGTTTTATTCTTATACCTTTAAGAAAGATAAGAACGAAGAATTCCTTAACCAACCAGTAGATACGAATAATCACGCAATTGATGCATGCCGCTACATATCTACATTTAAACTAAGTAACAAACGTAAGAACTATGGCTCTTACACAATTTCAATAAGATAAGTTATGGCTACAATAAGTGGAAAAGAAAACGAAATGAAGGAAATGAAACCTTCTGAATTAACTGAACAACAAATTATTGATTTAGCTAAATGGGCTAATATCCTTAATGAAGAGAATAAAAATCTGAAAGGTTATATCTTACAACTACAAGGACAACTAACCTCAGCAAGACAAGGTAGAGCATTAGCTCAACATCAAATACACACTAACACAATTATATCCACAATAGAAGATGAGCAAGAAGGTTGATTTAGAAATTAAAGTTCCTTTAAATTGGAGCGCTGTACCTTTAAGAAAGTACTTACAGCTAATAAAAGATATGGAAACGTACAAAGATACACCAGAAGCTATTGATGCAGCTCTATTGTATCATTTATGTGATGTACAACCTCAGCATATAAACAAATTAGATATATCTATATATACGGATATACGAGAAAAGTTGTACAAGCTAATGTCTATTAAAGATTCACCTTTAAAAAGAAAAATAAAAATTGGTGATAAGAAATACGGATTCGAACCTAATTTGGGAGAGATGGAGTATGGAGCTTATTTAGATTTAATGAAATACAAAGAAGTAAAGATAGATGAGAATTGGGCTGAGATGATGTCTATACTATATAGACCTATTAAATCAGAAGTAGGTGCTCTCTATGAGATTAATACCTATAATGGTAAGTTGGATAAAGAGAAGTTTTTAGATGTTACGATGGATGTTCATTTCGGAGCCATGTTTTTTTTTCTGAATATCTCAACGGACTTGTTGCTTTCTACCCAGAACTCTTTGAAGAAGGAGTTGCTGAGCAAGGTTCACAGCTTAAATACAACTTTAACAAAAAGTGGGTTGGATACTCAACGATTCACCAACTTAGTAAAGGAGATATCTTAAACTACGATAGTGTATTAGGCTTACCTTTAGAAAAGTGTTTATTGTTCTTAGCTTATGAAGCTGATAGAAGTACATTAGATAATATGTTACATACAGAAATGATGAAGAAATACAAATCATAGGGTTACAATACATTTTTAAGTTTTATTGTTAAAAATATAAACTAATATGAAAGTAAGAATTATAACATTACCAAGAGCAAAAGAAGAGCCAACTGTATCTTATTCCTCTCCTAGAAAAAGTAGAAGAGGTTGTTTATGTCCAACCGGCAATAAATATTCGGTAAAATGTTGTAATGGAACTTTACAAGCACAAGGAATAGGGTTAATTTATAAAGATAACTAAATGAGTATTAGAAGAGATAATATGAGAGGTATCTACTTAGGTAATACAAGAGGTAGAGCTATTCCAAGAAACAATAGAAGAGGATGTTTATGTCCTGATGAAGATAGGTATAGTAGAGAGTGTTGTAAACATGCACTTTTAAATCAAGGTATTGGACAAACGCAAGTTGCTGGAGGACAAGTAAGAGGAGCATTCTCATCAGGATTCTCAGACGGATTTGATATATAACAAAAGAATTAATAATGGCTGAAAAAACTAAAGACCAATTAAGGTTAGTTAACGATACTAACTTTCCTAACAACAACACAAACTTCATTACCCCTGATAGGCTCAGAGGGTTTAATGATGATATGATTGATAGTATCGCTACTACAGCTGATTCTGCTTCTTTTGCAGCTGAAGATGTAAATCTACAAGGACAAATAGATGCGTTAGTAGTAAGTGGTAGTGGTGTAGTAATCGAAGAAGATGGTACTAATCAAGGAGTAGCTACAACTTTAAACTTTGCTGGAGCAGTATCTGCTTCAATAGCTGGTGGAACTGCACTTATTACAATACCAACAGTAGCTGGTACAAATGGTACTAGCGGTACAAGTGGGATTAACGGAACTAGTGGTATAGATGGGACAAACGGAACAGCTGGAACATCAGGTGATGATGGAACTTCAGGTACTGCAGGTACTTCAGGAGAAGATGGGACAAGTGGTGTAAACGGAACTAGCGGTATCAATGGAACCTCAGGTACAACAGGTACATCTGGTGCTGACGGAACTTCGGGAGTAGATGGTACATCAGGAACAAGTGGAGATAGTGGAACATCGGGAACATCAGGAGATAGTGGTACCAGTGGTACAAGTGGAGAAGATGGTACTAGTGGTATTGATGGAACTAATGGTACGAATGGAACCAGCGGAGAAACAGGCACAAGCGGAACGAGTGGTGATAGTGGAACATCAGGTAATGATGGAGCTAATGGGACAAGTGGAATTGATGGTACAAGCGGTATTAATGGTACGTCTGGTGTAGATGGTACTTCAGGTGTAGATGGTACATCAGGCACATCAGGAGAGGATGGTACTAGTGGAATAAATGGTACATCTGGAAACGATGGAGCAAATGGAACAAGTGGAGTTGATGGAGCTGCTGGTACAAGTGGTATTAATGGTACTTCAGGTATAAACGGAACAAACGGAACTAGCGGAGATAGTGGTACAAGCGGTACAAGCGGAGAAGATGGTACTAGTGGTGTTGATGGCACATCAGGTGTAAACGGAACCTCAGGTACTGATGGTG